CGAAGGGCAGTATCCCGAACCCATAGTCCGATTGCAAATGCCATAATAAGGTCATCATTATAACCTCTCATTGCTTCTGCACGATTACCACTCCATATAAAGGTAAATAACTCATCTATAAGGCGAGTTGAACGAATTGTTACATCTTTCTCCCTGATATATTGTTCCATCTTGGAAACGATGAGAGGACGAGTTTTTTGAGTAGTTGAGAATCCAGCAACCATACCTCGTTCTTCTGCTCGGTATTTGTTATGTAGTTGATGCTCTACATCCACATATTTTAAATCCTTACTCATATAGAATAAGTTAGAATATCCTCTGTCAATTACTTGTTGGATTACTGCCCAACCAATATTCGCATTTTCAATTACGAGTAGTGCTTGATTGTATTCAGTTGCAAGTGCCACCAAGAAATTTCCAAAATCTTTTGTATCTAATTTTCCTTTGTATTCAGCAACTTGAGCAGATTGGTCTACATCAATTACATGAGCAGTAGAGTAGTCAGCCCCATCACCTCTAGCAACATCGGCAACCACTAAATAACCTTTTTGATAATCAGGATATTCCCATTTCCAAAGGTTTCCATCAAAACCTGTTTTTTCAATTGGGTCTTGACAAAAGGATTCCTTATAAAACATTAGAAGTTGTGGGTCTATTACAGTATCCCCCGAAGAAACGAAATCACAATCACATTCTTGTGCAGCACCTTTTGGACCTAACAATCTTTCTTGTTCATCTCTCCAAGCTTGACCTCGTTCTGGGTGAACTGACCAATGTAAACGAATTGTGTTAAAGTCATTTGTCCCATCTTCGGCACCCACCCAAGTTTTGTGAAAGAAATTACCCACCCCATTTGGAGTAGAAAGGATAATTGCATTACCACCGGTTGATAAAGTAGATTGAGCAGATATCCAAATTTCTTCAATCTTATCAATGAAGGCTGCCTCATCAAATACCAAAAGTGATAACGCCTCGGAACGACCTGCGTCTCCTGCAGCAGAAGTTGCTTTAATTTGTGAACCATTAGAGTATCGTAGAGATAATTTGTTATCTTCTACCGTTTCTTGTTTTAACCAAGAAGGTAAATACTGATTCATTACACGAACTTTGGTTACCAAGTTTTTTGCAACTTCTTGTTTGGTTGCAATTACAAGAACATTAAAATCTTGGTTGAATAACATCTTCCACAATGAAAATCCAGCAACAAGGGTTGATATACCTGTTTGTCTTGATTTTAATACGATGTTATATCGGTGGTCTTTAAATTCAGTAAGTGTTCTTTCCTGAAATGGAAATAAATGAAAAGGAATCTTACCACGAACTGGGTGTTGAATCATACAATACTTCTTCATGAAGTATATCGGGTCTGATGCACACCTCTGATATTCTAATTTGATTATTTCCTTTAAACTTGCCATTTATTTATTTTACTAATAATAATCCTGTTGCTACTATACCAACATATGTTCCAATCTTATATAAGAATCCTTTTCTTTTTTCAGATTTTAATTCTTTTAATAAGGATTCTGATTTTTGTCTTTCTATTGAAAACTGTTCATCTTTTTTTGCAATTATAACTTCAAGATTTACAATTTTTGATTGTAAGTTTCCAATAATAGAATCTTTAATAACAACTTTCTTTTGTTCTAAATGAAGAAGTTCTTGAGTTTCTTTTAATTCTAACCCAAGCCCATCACCTTTAATTAAATCTTTAATTACCAGTCTTGCTACTGGTTCTTTCAACGATACTATCGTATCTGTTTGCGAAAAACTTTTGAAGCTCACTAAAAGTAAAAGCATCAACGGAATTAATTTTGTCATCTGTATTTTTCCTTATTGTTGTTATGTTATTTTGAACCCTTGTTATATCTCCATCAATCATTTCTATTTCAGAATGTAAAGATGAAATTCTCCCATCTAATTCTTTATTTAATTCTTGAACAGAATCGATTTCTTCTGCAATCATGTCAATTTTTTCGTTATAAGAATCTATATCGGTCTTAACTTGATTCATAGTGTATAGATTAAATAACATTAACCCAACTACCACTAATAATAAAATGTAAATTTTCTTATCCATTACAAATAATGTTCTAAATTGTTTTCTTTAAGTATATCAAACGCCTCGTTTCTAACTTTTTCTAATTCTTGGATTTCTTTTGTTCCAACTTCTATTAGATTTTGTATATCGGCTTTAGTTTCTTCTACTGATTGTGGTAATTCCCATCTTTCAGTAGTTCCATCCTCGTTAATGTATTCATAATAAGGTTTTACCTCATCCAAAGATTGTTTTAATTCTTCCAATCTTTGCTTTCCGTAAATAATCATCTTGGTGGACATTCGGTAGTTCTCATATTGTTCCCAAAAACCACTTACTCTAATTTCATGTTCTCTATCAACATTACAAGTAAGACAATAACCCACTTGTTGAATCATTTTTCTGTCTTTATCAGATTTTCTGATTGTTTTACACTCTGGATTTTTACATTCTGATTTTTTGGCAATATAATCCCTGATTTCTTGTAATGCTTCGGAGTTTTTACCCGTTTTTAAGATATATCCATCTTTTTTCTCATATCTATGGTGTTCATCTTCCCAAATATCACCTATATTACGAGTTTCTTGAACTTTATCATATCCAATTTGAGTAGATTTATCATACTCACCGGTATAAATCATATCTACCAACTTTCTACGAGTTGGGTGCATATATTTTTTGTTGAATTCCTTACCCATTGTTATATATTAGGTTAAATTATTGTATATAAATATATACAAAAGGAAATTACGAATAAAAAATACCCAAAAGTTGGTTTAGAGAAGCAAATGCACCAGTTAGTTTGAAAGTATTTCCATTATAGACAAATACAATACCTTCATTTGGAACAATTTTATCAGGGCCACCGATTGCTTGTAATCTTTTTAACTCTAATTTCAATTTTTCAATCTTTTTAGGGTCGCCTGATTTCTGAACATCCTTAATTGTTTGGTCTAACCTCTTTTTCATCGCACGAGTTGCTTCGTCAGGATTGACAGTTAGAACTGAAGATGTAAATTGTAGAACTTCTGCCCCAACACCAAGGAAAATATTCTCAAATTTCATCAAATTTTCTTTTGAAATTTTAGATTGGTCTTCTTTATCCACTTTTAGAGCCCAATTTAAAGTTTTTTCATCGGTTATGGTGTTTTTATCAATACGGAATCCTTTATTGAAGAATGCCCATCTTTTAACTAACCCCATAAGAGTATTATTGTCTAATAAAGTTGGTGAATTTTTGTTAATCCAATTAGTCCACCAAGCTTGATGGTATTCTGCAACCCCATCAGTATCTTTTAAACCGAATTCTTTTTGTAATTTAGAAATTTGACCGTTGAATTTACTTTTTTGTGATGATAATTGTTGTGATTTTGGTAACGAAACCACAGGTGGTCCTTGAATTGTGTAGTTATCTTGGACATTTTTATTAACTTGTTTAATCATACCAGCAAGTATTCTTGCTGCTTCTTGATTTTCACCAATTGCAATACCATCTTCGTTATATTCCATTGTTCCGTGGAATACAAGTAGAGCCTGACCATAAGGAATTACATTTACCGAAGTTGGATAAATAACTTCAAGGTTCATAAAACAAGCACCATCTTTGAATATCTTTTCTCTTTGTTTGTCTGATAAAGATTTGATTGCACTTGATAAGTCCTTCATTGCAAAATTGTATGCTTTTTCCAACTCACCTCTACCACTAAACTTATCAGCTACACCTTTTATATCTAATGCTCCTGCTCCACGATTTTTTAAGTGTCCTTTATTACGAGCAGCAACTAATCGGTCGCCTACCCAAGATATTGCAAGTGCCTGTCCATCAGTTTTTTCTCTTGTAAGTTCCAAAGTTCCATCAAGAGCACGATTTACGATGTCTTTTAATTGACCAAAGGTTAAATTTATTTCGGTATCAAATGGATGATTCATATGTCCATAAGCACCACCTTCATTTAAAACACCTTCTTTTACTACAACACCATATTGATATTTACTATCAGATTTAGGAGTTACTTCATTATCAAAATCTTTACGAAGTTTGTGTAATTCCTTTTCGTGATTATCCAACCACTCTTGGTCAGGATAACCCATTAGAAGTTCTTCTATTGCAGCAAGTTTATCATAATATTTTGGGTCTTCAAATAAGTGGTCTTTTGCAATTTCATAAGCAACTTCCTTATCCGATGTGTGTTCCAATTCTACTTTTAAACCTTTTTTAGCTTGTTGTTTCAATTCTTCAAATGAAACCCCATGTTTATCTGCAATATCTCTTAAAGACATTCCCTTTGACAATCCACCTGGTATTACTTCACTCTCAAATGCAAAAGTTGGAGATGAAGTTTTAAAATCATCTTTTCTCATTACAGTTTTTGCAATGATTTGATTTGCTGATTTAACAAATGGGATATTAATATCATATCTCTTATCTTTAACAACAATTTGTTTATATTTCTCCAAGAAATCTTTGAATTGTTTTTTGTGTTTAGATAATCTCTTAAAAAATCCAGTTAATTCTGCATCAGAAATTTCTTTACCATTTCTTGGGTCATTAACTCTATCAAAGAAGTGTTTTGTGAATTCAATATCTTCAGGAGATAATTGTTTCTCTGCATATTTCTCAATACCTTTTAATTGAGACATACTCATTTCATTTTTCTTTTTACCTTGGCAATGTGCTTTTTGTGAAAATCCTTTTGGATTGTTGCAATCTATTGAGCGTTTGTATTTTTCACTCCAATCTTCAGATACTTTTTTTACTTGAGTAGTCTTGGTAAATGATACATTTGGTTTTATTTCATCACTCCCAAATTTATCCGCTTCTTTTTGCTTTAAGTAAGGAAAGAATTTAA